TAGCGTCTTCCTTGGACGTTGCGCCCCAAGCTCTAAGAGAAAGTAAAAGTCGGGTAGGCTTTCCATCTTTCATCTCAGCGCCAGGCATATTGCCCATACGTGCTAAAAAGGATGCCCTACGAGGGTTGTCTCCCGACTTTACTGGCGGTTTTAAATTGCCACCCGTTTCTGCATTATACGATGCTCTACCTTTGGCATTCAAGCCCCCTTTCGGGTTTTTTCCAGCCTTTGTTTGCCAAGCAGGAGTTTTCATTTCTTCTTAGCAGTCTTAGCTGCCGCCTTAAATGCCGCCTCAGTAGGAGCACCTTTAGAGCCAACCTTACGCATCTTTTCCTTAGAACCAGCCTTGATGCGTTCTTGTTTGGCATTGATGTTAGCGTATAGACCTTGTTTCATTTCTTGACCTTCCTAGCCTGAGATAAAGCAATGGCAATAGCCTGTTTAGGCTTCTTGACTACAGGGCCACCTTTACCAGAGTGAAGCGTTCCCGCCTTGTACTCTCGCATGACAGAACTAATCTTCTTTTCTGCCTTGGTCTTTTTCATTTACCACGACCTGATTTCTTCATCATGTTAGTAGCGGTACGACCACCACGGGTAGGCATAGCTTTAGGCTTACCAATAGCAATCATTACAGTAACAGGCATAGATTTCTTCTTGCCATACTCTTTGGCTTCTTTCTCGCCTTTTTCTGTGTATGGGAATTTCTTGTTTCCTACTTGTGGCATATATTTCCTATCGAATTAACTTGGTTGCAACAAAAGAAATAACACCGCCAACAACAGAGGCGATAGCCATTCCCACAAAGAAACCGCCTTTAGACTTGTTAGCCATCTCTAAAAGCGTTTTAATATCTTGGCGAAGTGCATGGACTTCTGCTTGCAAAGCCTCAACTTGGGCTTCTAGCTTACCAAATTCCCTTGGATCAATTTCCGACATTTGAAACCTCTTTTTTTGGTCTGCCCAACTTGGGTTTATCTTCTACTTCCTTTGGAGTTTCCTCAACAAGAACGTATCCTTCGTGACCTTTCATGCTGTCAATATCGTGTTGATACGTGAAAGTTATTAGAGTACCAGACTGTAAACAACGAAAAGTAGCCATAAAAAACTCCAAAAAAAGGGGGGTATTAGCCCCCTTTTATCATACCAAACGAACTACAACGCACTTAACTGTAGTGCTTGCTAAGTCCACAGTAGCTGTACTTTCGTTTTGGAAACGAATAGAGACAGTATCTGCTGCTGAGACATAAGGCGTGATGGAGAGTCCAGAGACATCCACACCCATACTGATGTTCATCACAATGTCGCCTAGCTTTACGCCAGGTACTGTAATGGTGTTTGTTTCACCTGCGCCATCAACTAAAGATGAAGCGTTTAGTGTTGCTGTTACAGACCAAGTATCCGAAAAAAGACCTCGGAATTGGTCAGTTCCCCTACGGGAAACTACTGCTGTTGCTGCTGCCATAATAAATCTCCTTGATGTAAAAAATCCCCCCACCGATTAAGGCGAGGGGAAAAGGCAACTATTAGGCTGGAACTGCTAACGCAAATGCGCTAGAAGACAAAGCTGCACCAGTTGTGGCGGCTGTACGCATGGCTTTTACACCATACAGAGTGTCAGATGTAAACAGAGTAGCGAGGTACTCTTGTTTGTACTGAGTCTGTGAACGAACACCAACTTGCTCAACCAGAACCATAGAGTCCTTGTGACCCATCAAGCAGATACGATCTGTTGCACTATTACCTGCGCCAGTATCAGCATTGCTAGATGTGAACACGGGGATACCATACAGTTGACCGATTTCACCAGTACGGATTGCGTTACCATTACCCACAAAAGCCTGTTCTGTATAACGGGAAAGACCCATCAACGTATTGCGGCTTGAAGGAGGAATGATGAAGAAACGACCATCCATAGGAGTGTCATTGTCATCCAAACGCTGAATCGTGCGACGAATAGCGGCATCAGTCAACGCAGAAGCATTGGAAGATGTGCTGTTGTAAGCAGTAGTACCATCACCGCCAATAAAGGCTTTGGTGGATGTATTGCTTGTTGCGTAGTCGTTAGTACCGACAGTTGCACCATTGAAAGCACGACCCAATTGGATCAAGTCGGTATCAACTTGTTTAGCCAAAGCGTAACCAGCATCGGCAGTATAAAACTGACGCAAACTGTTCAATGCTTGTGCTTCAACAATGTCCTCAATGAAACGTGAGTACTCATAGTGCTTGTTAATCAAGACTTGAACTTCTGTCTCAGTATCGGCAATCAGAGTCACAGCAGTAGATGCCGCTTTTGCTGATGCGTTACCACGAGTAGGAGCTGGAATGTGAACTGTGTCACCCTTCTTGCCCTTGAAGTTCATCTTCATTACGATGTTAGCCAAAACAAGGTTTTTCTTGTATGCGGCTACGATTTCATCTGACCAGATTTCTGGGATGAATTTTTCTGCGGTTGTTACTGTAACCGCTGGTGTTGGATATGCCATGATTAAATCTCCTAAAGTTTAACGAACTCGACCTTCTGAGTATGCTGCCATAATTTCTTGACTTAAAGCATCATAACGATCTGGGTCTTGCATTTTGAGCCGAATAAGGTCTGCCCTTCTGTATACCCTCTTTGATGATTCACCAGAACCACCTACATCAACACCTACTGCTTTTAAGTTCTGTTTGCGAGTTACCTCGCCCTCATTACTTGTTTGCTTCTGTTTAACAGAACGTAGCTGTTTATAGGTAGATAGCAATTCATTGGCTGAGTCGTAATCATATCCAGAATCGGCTTGCTCGAAGATTTTAATGCGAATAGGGCTAGATTTCACCCAATTTGCAAAGTCCTGATCTTTGGCAATGTCTCCAAAGTCGGGATGCTCTTGCGCTAACCTTTGCTGAATCTGTGACCTTTTCATTTCTAGCGTTACTTGTCGTGCCGCTAGGATGTCTGGGTGATTATCAACAGTCTTTTGAACTGCCATCTGTGGATTCTCAAAGAAATCTACTTCAGGCTCTTCCTGTCTAGTCTGTTGTTGTCGTGAACCAAGGTTCTGTTTGATAAGTTCATCGGCTAACTTTCTAACCTCGCCTACTTCCTGTGCTTGCTTTCCAATTAGCTTTTCAGCCTCTTGGTGCATCTTCACAATCTCGTCTAAACTTTTATCCCTGTATTTCTCAGGAAGTTCATTCTTTTGCGAAATCTTCTGTTCTTCGATCTCTAACTCACCCAACTCTTCTTTGTCATCATCAACTAACATACTTTTTTCCTTTTCCTGCCGTTAATCGGTTGTAGGAGATTCAACTCGGCATAATTGCTTATGAGTTGAGTTTGCGTTCAGCATTCAACTTGTCTAAGTGGCTTTTCTCGAACTTCCCATGCGCTGATGGAAACGCTCCAGACCACCCTTCTAAGCGAAAAGCTGGCGCTGAGAGAATGCGATGAGAATTCTCACCACACTCACACTTCAGACTTGTTGCCTCATAATCAACAAATCTTTCTGTCTTATGCCCGTTTATACAGGCAAATTCATACATTCTTCTCATTTAAGTCCTCAAATGCTCTTTCGCTGACTTGTTTTAAGTTCTTCAGCCAAATAAGGATTGAATACTCACCTTTTCTGAATTGTAGACTTTTTTCATCTGCAATCGTTGCGATATTATTCAAAGGTTCTATCATTTTGTCAATATCTTCGATTAAATCTTTCCATCCCTCGGTTGACATCATGTCAAACCGATCTGTATAGTACTTTTCGAGTTCTGGAGTCATACGTCTTCAGCATCCTCAAAACCTACTTGCTGTTTTAAATCAGCATATAGACCATCCATCAGGTTTCCCTGTGGAGTTGGGCAATAGAAAGCGTGTTGTGCCACTTCCTGTGCGTTTGCTTGCCTAGCGTCAGCATTGGCAGACACAGACACTTGGTATTGCACTTGATCTTTGTTGCCAAAGATGTTTGTGATACGGGCATAAGCGTCTGTGAATGGAACGCCTACATTGCTTGTTGGGATAGAAATTTTCAGAGCCATTAGAAAGTCACCTCAGTTGTTTCGATTTTGCATACCCATCGGATTGTGGTAGCCGCCTGACCTGTAACAGTTACAGCGATACCGCCATTGGTTGTGTCAGCAGTAATAGCCAAGACCCATGTAGAGGCCCCTGCGTCTTGAGCAATGACAGTTGGTGTAACAGCCGCAACTAGCGTAGTAGAAGCAGCATTAGCACCACGCTTGATTACACCTTCAAACTTCCAGCCTGATGTAGTACCGCCAGCCGTGACGTTGGCAATGCAAGTGCCTTGGAATGTATAGGCGCTGTTGTTGGGTAGGATTACTTGGTTGGTTGTGGATGCGGCAGATGTGTTGCTTGTTAAAACTGTTGCAGTTGCATCAGTTGTTTGGCGACCAAGTAACAATGTTGCAAGTTGCTGAACACCTGTTGTTGCGTTAATAGGAGCAGCACTTGCAGGCAAAACCGTGTTGCCCTGTATTAATCTTGTTGTTCCAGACCTCCCACCAGCAACAATGCCACTGTTACTGTTTGCAGTATTGGATTGACCCCCAACAACAGAAGCATTAGTAGCGTTTGCAGTATTAAATGATCCGCCTAAAATTGCTGAATAAGTCCCACTTGCCGCGCTAGTTTCGCCGCCAACAACAGCAGCACTTGTACCGCTTGCTGTGTTGCTTGACCCACCAACAACAGCAGCACTTGAACCGCTTGCTGTGTTAGTGCCGCCACCAACAACTGCTGCTAAATCCGCGCTTGCTGTGTGACCCGAGCCACCAATAACAGTAGCTCTTATATTGTTTACTGTGCTGTTTTGACTGCAAAAAACTGAAGCATAAGATGCGCTTGCTGTATTGCCTGAACCTCCAATAACAGCAGAATAAGGCTGAGTTGCTTTATTTCCTGATCCTGCCAAAACCACAGCATAGTGGTTTGCACTAGAAGCAGGCGCAGAGTTTAAAGTAACCCACCCAGTTGCAACGTATCCACTAACACTACCAAAACTAATTAAATTTTTAGAATAACAAATGTCAACAGTTTGACCTGCGCCAATATTTAATATTTCAACTAATGTGCCAAGAGAAGAAACATCTGAAGCATACAAAAATATTTGTTGCGCCGAACTACCAAATATTGTGTTAACAATTTTTATTTGCTTACCCTCTATTGGAGCCGAAGGCAAATAAAGTTGTATTGCAGTTGTATTGCCGCCAGTACGGATTATTTGTATAGGAGCGCAATCATCTGCAAGTGAAACTCTTGCAGTTCCTGTATATGGCCTAAAGAAATCCCACACCTGAATTGCAGGTGTGTTCTCGGATGCAAACCCCGTAAACATTAGTAATCCCCGCCAATGGCAGTCAAATGGAATCCTGCCGCAACAGCCGTACCAAACGTAGCGTACACACGATACCCTGCTGCCAAACTGATGTTCAAAGGCAAGATAATGTCGGGCTGTTCTGCTGTTTCCGAGACAGTTGTTGCAGACAGTGTTCGCTCAAGATACAACGTGTTGTTGGCTGCTGTACCTGTTGCAGAACCATTGTTCAACCAAATACGGATAACAGTTGCTACGTTAGTGCCAAGCGCCCTGACCTTAATGAAGTCAAGCCGTGAGCCTTCCACCGCACCTGCTGTTTCAATCGGGCCATAAATTGTGCCTGATGTCAAATCTTTCGTGGTGTTAGCAGTAACACCGGGAGTTGCAGCGTTAGCTGCCGGGCCGCTAACCCAAGAGTTAACAGGGATTAGCGGAAAAATAGGGTTTGTATTCTGTGCCATTTACATTGCTCCAATTGACCAAGATTGTAATTTAGGAATAGGGGATGATGTACCTCCACCACCAGTTGATGCGATAGTGATACCACCAGAAGAATTTGTAATTGTTATATTGCTTCCAGCAGTCAATGTTGAATATGAAAACCCAGTTCCATTTCCAATTAACAATTGACCATTGGTAGGAGTTGATGCAAGAGTAAAAGCCAATGTTCCACTTGTTGTAATTGGCGATCCACTCACAGACAAAAATGATGGGACTGTTGCCGCTACGCTTGTAACTGTTCCACTACCACTAGCAGTGGAATTGATAGTTTGATTTGGAAAAGAGCCTGTAATAGTGATATTAGTTCCAGCCACCAACGAAGGTGTTGCTGTTCCAGTACCACCATTAGCAACAGCCACAACACCTGTGACATTAGATGCTGTTCCTGTAGTGTTTTGGTTTAATGTCGGTACATCAGCGGCTTGAATAGCTGACATGACCACATCTGTGCCATTACCACGCAAATAAGAACCGCTAGTGACAGCCCCTGCAAATGCGTTCATTGCTCCTTGTGCAGTCGTTGTTCCAGAACCACCATTAGCAATTGCTACAGTACCTGTGACGTTAGATGCAGTACCAGTTGTGTTTTGATTCCAAGTAGGAACAGTTCCTGACAACTGTGAGTAAGGCAAGCTAAGTGCGCTTAATGTTGTCAATGTGCTATTGCTAGATGCCGTAATATTTGCGGCTGTACCAGTAGTATTTTGGTTTAGTGTAGGTATATCAGAAGCAACTATTGCTCTGAATGATGGAACGCCAGAAGAACCATTTGGTGCTGCTAAAACAAAATTTGCAGTTTTGCTTGCGTATGGATTTTGTGTATCTCCATAACCACTTGCCAAACCAATTGCTGGTGTCGTGCCACCACTAGAGGTAACTGGTGAAGTTCCTGTTACAGAAGTAACTGGTGCAGTACCACTAGATGCCGCAGTTATCAACCCCTTTGCATTGACAGTCAAACTTGCATTTGTAAATGAACCAACATTAGTGTTTACAGTAGCCAATGTGCCTGATGCAGTTACATTGGTAGAACCATTAAAACTTGGGCTTGTGTATGCTAAATCCCCTGTTATAGATATTGTTCTGCCTGTTGCTAAAGTTGCCGCAGAACCAGTTGTATTCTGATTTAGAGTCGGTATGTCAGAGGCGACAATTGCTCTAAACGTAGGAACACCAGAAGAACCATCAGGAGAAGCAAGTACATAGTTTGCAGTCTTACTTCCATAAGGGTTTAATGTATCTCCATAGGTAGATGCCAAACTAATAGCAGGTGTAGTACCACCACTTGAAACAATTGGAGATGTACCTGTAACAGAAGTTACTCCACCACCACCACCGCCTCCAGATACATAAGCTAGTGCATTCCAGTTGTCAATACCATTGCCAATTTTAATTTTTAAGGTATCAAGCTCTATTCCCAATTCACCTTCAGCAAGAAGTGGATTAGAAGAAGTCCAATCAGCCGCATCACCACGCCTGAGTTGTATTTGAATTGCCATTAAATGCCCCCTGCATCAATAGGAGTGACCCCACCATAGATGCTAAATGGATAACCACCATCAAGATTAGCAAATGCTTGCCCGTTTTGTCCAGAAACGCCAGCAGCGCCTTGTGGCCCACGCTCGCCCTTCTCTCCAACAACTTCACCAACATTTATTGTCTTACCATCGGAAAAAGTGACAACCAAAGACCCATCAAAGTCTATCTTAGTGCCAACAATGGAGACTCCATCTTCTCCATCCTTACCATCAGCACCATCTTTGCCATTATCACCATTTTTTCCATCTTTGCCATCAATACCACGCTCACCTTGTGGGCCTTGATCACCTTTTTCACCCTTTTCACCAACAGGGCCTTGTAGTTTCTTTACATCAAGGACATGGCTTTCAAGTTTAGGAAGTTGTTTATCAAGCAGAATTGCCAATGCAGACAACTTTGCATCAGTTGACGCATCTGATAGCAGTATCTGCTTAATATCCATCATTGATTAACAAAACTCTTGAGAAAGTTGGTGTCTTTTGCTTTTTGCTCGTTCTTGTCCATGTTTTGCAATTCAACAACCTTTAACTTATTCTCAATGTCTTTTTCTTTAAGCATCAATTCTGCGATTTTGACACGCTTATTGAATTCTTTTTCAGCCATAGCATCATTGTCAGGCAAGTTCTTGGTCGTTGCAGCAAGTGTCTTGGCTTGGACTTCTTGAGGCATTAACTGTGCTTCAGTCATCAATTTAGCCGCTTCAGCACGATTTTGCTCTGCTTGGGTAGTCTGAACTGCAATCTGAGCCTGTGCCGCTTGTAGAGCCAACTCTTGCTGTGCTTGTTGCATCTGTTGTGCTTGTGGATCAGGTTGAGCCATTTGATCCAACATCTGAATCAACTCAAATCTGTTAGACAGAGATGAATTAGCCATGATTCCCTTCAGAATGATAGGCAAAACAGGCGTATTCGGGCCAAGAGTCTGCAAAAGCGCAATGAATTGTTGTTGCTCATGCTCTCTAGCGATGATTCCAAGTGCAGCCGTGGGAATAAACTTCATGTCCACAGTAGGGTAACGCTCGGGGTCGAACTGCATATACCGATAAGCGGCTTTGGTGATGAAGGGGATCATAAAATCCTCTTGAAAGTTCACCAAGGTACGCTTGTATTTCTTGATAATCGAGGCTGTAGCCATCGAAATACCACCCTGACCCGCATCCCTAGAGACAGCAGTAATCATTCCCTGAGAGTCAAGTGTTCCTGTTGCCATCAAAAGCATACGCTCAAACTCTTTGGCAGTTGTCAAGTTAGAACCATCAGTATTGCCAAACTTGAACGGGAACAAAATCTCATTGGGATTGCCGTTTGTCAGGATTGCTTTACCTGGCTTTACTTCAAACTTAGCACCACGAGGAAGGCGAGTAGCATCCATAGCCATCATTGGGCTAGTTGTGAGCGCTAGAGAATCTAAGTGGCTACGCACTTGGGCATCAATAGCCTTCTGAGAGTTATAAGCCTTCTCTACAGTACCACGACCCAACAAACGATTAGGAACTGTATCGTCTTGATAAGCAAGAATCGGTCTATCCTTCATCATGTATGGGTTCTTTTCTGCTTTCAGAAGAACACCATCATTGGCAATCACTACGATAGCCTCAACCAGATCGGAATACTCGTCCTGAATAGTGTCATCAGGGAAGAAATCTTCTACTTCACCATCTTCGTTTTCCAACTGTTCTAGGTACTCACGAGGGACTAAGCCATAGTAAGTAAGTAGTTTTACCTTGTCATCTTCGTACTGAGAGACTTCTTGTGTAGGCTCTAAGTCCGTGTCCATCGAGTCAGTACCAACCTTTACCTTGCGGTAGATACCTTCTTCTTGACCTCTAACAATCTTGTGGATAGAGACATACTTCTCAATAGCCACACCCATACAGTCATCAATAGATGTTCCATTAGGGTCGAACAGGAAGTTACGGGGGTTAACAGGAACAATCTTGACTGCGATTCGGTCTTGTTCTACTACTCCGATAGCGGCTTGACCTATTTGACCAGGTATTGCCTGAGTAGAAGGAACATAGACTTTCTCTGTTTTGACAACAATCTCACCAATGCCAGTACCATAAATCTCAGCCAACAACTCAATCTGGTCAATAGACTTGCGAATCTTGTCTACTTTAAAGTCTTCCATGAGTTGTGCTTTGATGGCAGCAACATCTAAAGGACTACCATTGACATCACGAATATCGTCTTGAATATCAAAGAACTCACCCTGACCAAAGATTGCTTCCATGATCTCGGCATGGCGTGTCTCTACGGCTTGTTGGGTAGCGGGGGTAACGATACGGCTTCTTTCAGAGTCCCTTGTCTTGTCTTGGACATCCCACTCACCATTGAAGATACGCTCGTACTCTAGCCAATCATCAAGACAGTTAACATCTCTCCAATCCCTCCAACGATCACAATGGTTAACAACAAAGTTAACTATTTCCTTGTCGGACTCGGTTGGTTCTTGATATTCCATCTTATACCCCGCTAATAATATCTACTGGTTCCCACTCCTCGGAGTCATCTTCTTCCATATACGAAGTGACAGCAAGTTGGTCAATGTAACTAAGGGAGTCAGGCAAGTCATCGTGAACCCCTTGTGCGGGGAACAGGATTAACTGGTCTACGAACTCATCCCAATCTTCTTCCGAATTTAACACAATTCTGCCATGCTCGAACCTTCCTTGTAAAGCCCAGATGATTCGATCCGCTTTTTTTCTATTCCCATGGGTCAAATCTACGATATGAGCAAAAGTGTTGTTCTTTCGCATCAGGTCGCTTAGATAGGGCAAAACAGCGTTCTTTAA